GTACTGTCTACCAGATGCCAAATTATCTACATAAGGCATAACATGAGCTAAATATGAACCTTGAGGGATTTGCTGAGTTCTAGGGCTTTCATTTAAATTAAAGAAAGCATCTCGGTCTAAGCCACCAATCTTAACACCCTCGCCTACATTAAAGTTACTTCTACCTAAATGACCATTACCATCACTTGTTGGTACACCTTGAGAAGATACTGTACCTAAACCTCCTACAATACCTATATTGCCTGTAGGTTGATTGGTTTGCTTAGATTGATTGCCTTGTGCTACTTGAGTAGGTTGGCTATTTTTTATTGCCTCTCCAATAGCATTTCCAGTTGCGTCCACAATACCTGAATACTTACCATTAGCAAATGGAGTAAATGCAGCTCTAAAAGCTGCTAACATATTCTGTTTAGTAGGTTGAGGGATATTAAAATGGTTTACACCAAGTTTTCCACTTATAACATCATTACGGAAGTCTTCAGGTGTACCAGTGTATCCCTTTTCAACAGCAGTTTCATAATATCCATCTATTCTACTTGCCTCACCAGGTTTAAGTTGACCATTTTCATCAACAGCTACTGAACCAATGTTAGTTAAAAGCCCATTAACACTTTGAAGGTGTGCTTGAATATTTTTCTGTTCTTCAGCAGCTTCTGCTTCTAATTTTGAACCTTCTCCATACAATGACAGTCGCTGTTGGAACTCAGTATTAGCACGAGTATTTTCAACAGAATCTCTTCTAATACCTTGGTCTACGTTTTCATTACTTTGTTTAAGCTGAGTAGATGTAAGATTACTGATGGCTTTATTAGATATTTTTGAACCATCACCTAAAGCTGTAAAAGTAGTAACAGGGTTATTATCCTGAATACCAGAAGCAGCTAAAATAAATCTTTGTTTGCCTTCAGGTGTGTAATCGCGTAAATTATCCAGATTATCTGCTCTTTTAAGAGTATCACCATAGATATTTGATACAGCAGATGTAAGCTTATTGTAATCAAAATCTCTACCATACAACTCATTCCAATGAGAGGCATCAAGAGTGCCATTCTGTAAAGCTTCCTGTAAGCCTTTCTGGTCTCTAATTTGAGCTATTTGAGATAGAGCTTGGTTCGTATTGTATTCAGCATCTTCTTTACGAATCCTGTCATATCTATCAGCCATCATCTTACCAACATCACCTAGACGTACACCTAGATTATCAATAGCAGTACCCATTGTTTGAGCTGCTCTAATTGCATTGGTATAGCCTGAATACTGACCTTGAAGTGGATTCCACTTGTAAAAATCTTGTGCACTAGCCATAGTTAGATACTTCCTTTTTCTCTGTTAATAGCATCATATGTGAGTTTCAACTCTTTGAATCTACCTTGTAAAGCATTAAATGTAGCTTGATTAACATTAGGTAAACCCATATGCTTTTGAATCTCATCCATCTGAGCTTTAATATTAGATGCTTCATCATTGAGTACTTGTCTTTTGTACTCTTTCTTAGATTGTGGTTTAGCTTCTGAAGTTAGGACTTTACGCTGAGCCACTTGAGTAGGCTTATTATTGCCATTAGAAGCTTCCACAGTCCCTGAATTACCATATACATTATTAGCTTTTCCAATCCATTGAGAAGCAAATTGAGCAGCAGTCATACCTGCACTACCACCATTGGTTTTAACCACATGGTTCAGTACCTTGTTAGGGTCTCCACCATATCTACGTTTCCACTCAGGAACTTCAGCCAATACTTGCTCAACAGGTCTATTAGCATTCTTAGGGTTAAGCAATGCCATAGCACCACCTTCACCTTGTTGCTGCATTAAGTACAATTCACCAGCAGAAGGTTCTCTACCGTAAGCTTTCTTAAACATATTGCTTCTAGTAGCCATCTGCTTAAGTGCTGTTTCTGTATTGATTCTAGGGTCATTCCAACCTTTAATCTTAGTAGAGATTTGGAATAAGCCACCATAAGGTGCACCCTTCTGATTAGTAATACCAGCTTTACCACCTGACTCAATTTGCATGATAGCTAATGCTTTTTCTGGGTCAATACCATATTTATTAGCAATCTCTGTAACCAGTGGTCTCCATTGCTGTACACCAGCAGATAAAGATTTACTACCATTACTTTGTACAGGCGCAGGTTGAGCTGAAGGAGTTGCGCCAGCAGTAGGTTGTACAGTTTGAACAGGAGATTGCTGAACAGGTTGTTGAACCATAGGCATAGGCTGATTGACAGCAGACTGCCTACTCAGTGCATAAGGCACTGTACCTGTCTGAGTAAGGTCATCATTTTCTATTGGCTCAGAATTAGTCTCGTAAGACAGGTCTGTAGGTCTTCCTAGAGCACTTAGCTGTTCAGATAGAGGTTGGGTATACAACTTAGTCATCTGCTCAATCTGAGCAAGTCTTTGCTCTTCTATTTTTCTTTTTTTGTAGAGTTCAGGTACTGCTGATTCTGCAATAACATCTGACTCAAGGTCATCATCGACAGGATACATGAAATCATACATTAGTAACTTTCCTCTACCAATCTACCTCTGGCTTGACGACCTAAAGCAGATTTTTGACTTGAACTCATTACAGCTAAACCACGGCCAGAGGCAATATCTCTTTGAGAGTTATTCCATGCTTTTGCTTGCATTCTGTAGTTGGCTCTATTCAATGCAGTTTGGTCAGCCATCTGCTGCTTAGCTAGTTTATAACCTTTATTCTGCATCCATAGAGAACCAAGAGAACCCATGAGTTGTACGCTAGCAGTAGCTAAATTAGCCCAGTCTGAACCAGTCCAAGTAGCATTACGATTGTTTTGTCCAGCTCCGCCTAAACCAGCAGAAGTATTATTAACTTGAGGGATAGGTGTGTAGTCAGAAGCTTTAGGAATGAATGCAGGTTGAGGTGCGGTATTACTAATACCAAATCTACCTAATGCATCTACACCAGAAGCAAAGGTAGCTTGAAGGTCTGTAGGAGTAGGATTAAATCCAGTAGACTGACCATACAAATTAATATCATGGGTTAAAGGATACTGGATAGGAAGAGTATTGAAGTTACCTACTGGTTGACCATATAAATTAATACCATTATTAGGTTGTGGTCTCATTAAAGAACTAAGAGTGTAATCCATATTTCTATACCGTTTTAGGAGGTTGTAGACTGAAATCTAAAGACCTTACTGCTTCATACAACATAGGGTCAAGGTTTAATTTAGATTCAAGGAATGCTGAAAGATAACTTTCAGACGCTTGAGCATTATCAGTAACAAGTCTAGATTCCATCCACATATCAGGAACTTCTAGCTGTAACTTACTTCTAAGGGAATTTAATACAGTTTTTACATCGTAAGGCTGAATGCTTTTCTCATTAGATTCCTGTAAGTCATCCAAGTACTTCATCGCTTCTTGGTACTGACGTTGGTTCTCAATAAAGTCATTTTGAGCTGCCTGCATTTGAGCAGCTCTCTCTGCTGTAACTGTTTTTACAGCCATATCAACTAACTTAATGGAAGTATTGATAGCTTCTTTAAGTGATTGTTGAAGAATACTCTGAATACTGTTTTTAATACTATTTACAATACTCTGAATAATACTTTGTCTAATGGCTTCATTAGCAATCACTGGTGCAGATTGTGCAACTGTTTGAGATGCTGTTTCTGTAGCTAATGGTAATGCAGAAGTGTCTAAATAGCCAGAATAAGCTGCAACAATCATAGCCGCTACAACAGCAATCACAAGTGCAATAAAACCTTTTAAACCAAGTATCTTAATTAATAACTTCAATACCTGACCAATAGCAAAAGAGACAATCAAACCAATAATAATCTGTTTAACTACTTGGATAATGGCTTGTACACCAGTTTGTACTGCTGCACCAGAAGCAGGTGTACCAAATACGCTCACAACAATGGTAATAATAAAACCAATGATTTGAACAACAGTAGCTACCCAGCCTCTAAGCTGTCTTACACGCTGTTTCTGCCACATTTGCTGTTGGATTACTCTAGGTGCTAATCTCGCTTGAGTAGCTGCTCCTAGCCTAGAATAGACCTTATAATCCATAGGCATTACGCAGAACTGTCGAATCTGTTGATTGTAGCGATATTTACCTGAACCACTACCATATTCAACATACACGTTTACGTTATTCCAGCTTATACCTAGAAGATAGTGTGCCCTATTTCTATTGATATGGATTTCTAGTTGTGTGTTAGCTCTACCTACAATATTCACACCATGAATACGGTCGTCACTGATACTATTATCGTAACTGTTATATGTACCAAATACTAAACCAGCAACAGCAATAACATCCATCTCATTATCACCTACTTTCTTACACATATAAGTGTAACCAAAGCGGTCAAAGATAAGTCTGCCTACATTGTTATCCCAATCTAAAGCTAAGCCATCCTCACCTCTGTAACCACTACCTGTATAGTAAGAAGTAGCACCTCTTCTACTGGCTCTCCATACTGCCATAGCAGGGTCAAGATTGGGACGTGTAAAGTTTGTATCATGAGTAGTTGCTGGAGGATTAGCTTGTCTTCTCAGTTCTTCTAAATGAGCTTGGTAAGCTTCATAGATTTGAACAGATAGCTTTTTAACATAGTCATCATGAGCTGGGTCTAATAGATTCTCTGTAATACTCTCAAATGACTTAGTATATGTAGGTACAACCCTGCCATACCTAGTAAGAGTTCTTAGAGCATTACCATCACCAACGTTATACTCTTTACCATTCTTACTAGTATGGTATCTATCTCCTACTTGGTCTAATGTAGGATTCAACAGTACTTCTTTAATTTCTTCAGGAGTACCATTATAAATATCAGTCAGAATACCTCGTTTAATTTCATATCTAACTCTTCCTCTTTGAGTCTTACGAAGAGTACCTTTAATGCGAAACTTACGGATATATGCAAAACCAAGCATACCACCATACTGACCATTAGGTGTATTGAAATCCATACGATAATAAGGAAGATTACGAGCAGTATTCATATCAATAGCAGAGTTCTCTACCGCATTCTTGAATTGCTCATAGCCACCTTCACCAACGATGTCATACATCTTGTCAAAGTACTTATACCAATAATGGTCTGCTTCATCAAAGTTAGAACCAAAAGGTACAGATACACACATAGCAGCATTCATCACGTTATGCTTATCAGGAATCTGACTAACTGATGCTGCTACGAAGTTATAGTCTTGACCTAGTTTACCTGCCAAGAGTTCTAAGTATTTCTTATCGCTCTTATCAATTAGATGACCTTTAGGCTTGGCTTTACGAGTGTACTTTCTAGTGCCTGCAAGAGTACGTTTAGCTCTATTAGATTTGTCTACTAATCTCTTATGCTTTTCATACTCTTCTTTTGCATCGTTATAACGAGCTTGATTCAAGAAAGGTAAACCAGTATCAGTAAGAGTAGTGTAATCCTCCTTTTTTGGTTCAACAGGCTTCTTAGCTGTTTTCTTAGATAAAGCTTCCCTACGTTGCTCTTTACTAATACCTTTACCTATATCTGGCTCAGACTGTTCTTCATACTCACCTAAACCATTCATGGTATTCACTGCATCGATATACTTAGCAGTACCATCCCAGTTCATAATTTCATGACCAATCTCTTTAATAGGAAGATATGGATATGGTTTAAAGGTAGATTTAGTCTTAGGGTCAGAGCTTTTCCAAGTCTTTTTAATAGACTCATTAATCTTATGTAAACCTTGAAAATAGTCTCTTACACCAACTTCAGACTCATCTTTCTCAGTAGCCCATATATAACCTTCTTTGTTGTATTCATACTTATCAATACGAAAACGATAGTACAACTTCAAACCACTTCTTCTGACTTCCATTACTACTTTATGTTCAATATTGGTTCTTAGCTGTTGTTCTTCTTGTTTATCCTCTAGTTCTGCATTATTGACTACATGAATACCAGCTCTATCAATGAAGAAACCATCATCTTCCCAGTCAGATACTTGAGACATAGCTACCCAATCACTACCGATAGGTAAATCATTAATCTCAGTAGATACGTCAATATAGAGGTCAGGATAGAATAGATAAGTAGATTCTTTAGGTGTTTCAGAGGTTTCCCAGTAAACAACACCTACTGATTCTTCAGGAGAGTAATCAACTACTTTAGCTACAGTAACATTATCAGGAGCAGTATCTTGAGGATGTAATAAGATAGTAGGTCTATTATTATTGGCTTTATCTGAACCAATAACCCAAGACCTACTTAAGTTATCACCTAACATTGTTGCTGGACTAATAGCTGATAAGACAATATCAATGGAATCAAAATCATTGAAACCAAGCTTATCCATATCATAGAAATACTTAGCACCATTAATATTGTAGTGATAGTCTGTTTGAACTATTTTGATTTGCTTACCTTGAAGAGTAGGAAACTGTTGCCGTAGTGTTTTACTACTAACAACAGTATCTTTAGAAGACATTAACTTCATTTCCCACTCAATAAGTCTTTTCTTCCACCTACGAGTAGCAAGCTGATAGTACTGTCTCATCTGGTATCCAGAACCAGATTCAAACATATTCTTAATACCATCAGGAATACTACTTCCCTGAGCTACAGCACTAGCAGAAGCTGTAGAAACAGGGTCAGCAATCCAACCACCATTCATAGGGCTGAATTGCTGCATACCGTAAGTAGTAGTCTTATGACCACCTAAACTCAAACCCATAATTAAGCCTTCGGTTTAACAGTAGCATTACCTGTACTTGGTGTAGCCACTTCACCATCCATCTCTGCATCAGACAGATAATCTCGATAGTTAGTAGGCAACTCGAAGGTATTCTTAGGCATATTGAAGTATTTGGTTGCATAGAAGTTAACTGCTCTGTCCAAACCAAATGCTGTAAATGAGTTAGGCGATAATGTAGCCAAATCAGAAGATTTCTTAGTAGCCCAACCAGACTGTAATTGAGAGAAAAATTTGTAGTAACTATCTCGGTCAAAACATTCAGCCTGCATTTTGTGTACACTGATTTGAGCACCCAATAAACCACCAACTTCAGCACCATCAATAGTGTCACTGTATTGTGCTCTAGCAGCTTTAATCTGTTCAGTAGTCATAGTCAGTTGAGCATAAGCAGTAGCAGTTTGAGCTTTAACTAAGTGAGTCTGCTCTTTATCTCTCAATAGTTGTTGAGCCATAGTCTTGATTTGAGCTTGTGCTTGTTTAACTTGTACATCAATGAGTTTGAGCTGTTTAACACCAGCTTGCCATTGAGTATTAGTAACCTTAACTTGCTCTTTAGCTTGTTCCACTTGAACCAGTTGAAGTTGTGTTTGAACAGCACTTTGTTGAGCTTGTTGTTTCTTGGTTTCAATATCGAATAAAGCACCGTCTAACTGAGCTTGTTTCAGTTTACGGTCAATTTCAGCTTGAGCAAGCTGTTCTAATGCAAGTTTATTTTGAGTACAAATAAGAGCTGTTTGCTCTCTTGTTTGGTCAATTTGAGCAGCTACTAAAGGAATCTGAGCCTTCTGTACCTCTGCTTGATAACGAAGAATCTCTGTCTGTTTCAGTTGAGCATCTAATTGAGCATATGCCAGTTTAACCTTTTGAGGGAACATTAGAAGCTCAATTTGAGCCAACATAGCAGCTACATTAGTTTGATTATATTGAGCCTTAGCAACAAGATTAGCCCAGTACACTTGTTCTTTTTCAAGGGTAAACTGAGCAGCAATTTGCATAGATTGAGGAAGAGATTGAGAATAGATTTGAGCTACATCATCAGATGCAATCAGACCTCTATTCTTAGCATATTCTAGTTGGTTTAGAAGAGCTGTAGACATATTATCAAACGCACCTGAACCATCAGTAATACGTTCAGTCAGCTCTTTATTCTCAATAGGTTTTGGGTCAGGAATGACAGTATTTTCTTTACCAATTAAGTCTCGAAGCTTAGCCAGTAAATCTTCAATTTCTTGTTGTCGTTCTTGAGATTCAATGAACTCTGGAATAGGTAATTCAGTCTCTGGACGGCAGGCAACACCTTCTCTAGTAATCAAAGGATTAGTCATCTGAGCCAAAGCACTGAATGCAGAGAGATTGTCTTTATTAAGTGTAGGATAGCCTAATGCACTCAAGTCAGAAGCATTAGAGAATGCAATATCACCTACAGTTAATGGATTAGGCTTAGATGTAGACAACGAACCATCAGGTAAGTTATCAATATCATCTGCATACTTAGCAATAGCTTTAGAGGCTTCTTTATCAGCCTCTGTAACTGTACCTGTCTTACTGTCTTTAATAAGAGTTTCAGTAAGCTTCAATGTAGCTTCTGGTACATTGATATTAGGTACACAAATATTAAGAGTTTCACAAGCCACACCTGAATCAGTAATAAGAGTATTCTTCTTATCTAATTCATCATGTTGGATTGGTTCAACCAAAGAAGTAGGACTGTCTGATTGGTCAACCATAATGGCAACATAATCAGGAGAGTCAGTACCATAAGTAGAATTATCATACTTGGCTACGCCTTTAACTTTTTCTACTTCTCTTTCTTTTTCATATTGCTTACGACTAGCCATTCAAACAGTCCTTATTACTTATTCTTTATCAATAGAGCCTTGTGCATCTTGTCTTGCTGCCAATTCAGCAATTTGTTCTGGTGTCAGTTGTTCCAGAATCTCAATAGCAAACTCAGGCAATAGTTTATTCTTGTTGACGTTCACTACATGAGCTTTAACGCCCATTTGGCTAGGGTCAACTTGCATTAATTGGTATTTACGATAACGCAATACACTCAAGATAATCTCTTCACAATGCCAACCATCAATAGGTGCATGGAAAGGAATAAAACGAGTTACATGAGGGATATAGTCATTACCTGCTGTAATGTATTCCCCTGTCCAGTTCTGTTTAGCTGGGTTCAATACATGAAGACGGAATCGACAGAGTTTCAATGCTTCTTCTGCTACCTTAGCAGATTTAGAGGTTAGACCACCTTCTTTACCTAAAACTTTGTCATTACCTTCTTCAATTTTAGCTTTAACCATTTTAGCCAAAGCTTCTAATTCTACATTTTCAGGATACTTCAAACCAAGTCTATTAGCTTGGTTCTTGTAGTATTCCATTTCTTCATTAGCAGTTACTTGTTCAAGGATTTCTTGTTCTGCTTGTTTAGCTTGTTGCTTAGTCATCTTTTTGTGTCCTATATTAGATTTCAAGATAAGGTTATTGCCCTCCATTTCTGGAGGGCATTTCATTTAATTAAAACGGAGCAACAGTTTTAATCAAACCGATACGTTCTGGACGTTGGAATATAATACCGTAGTACCAGAACAAAGAGGTCAGACCAATTTTACCATATGGGTCATCACGAGTAGGAGTACCTGGTTTCATAGTCTTAACGGTGATTTTACCATGATTACCAGAACCAGAAGTTTGGAAACCAATGGTAGAGAATGCATCTTCACCGATACACAACAGAGGGAAGATGTCATATTTACCATCAGTAGAGTACATACCTTTGTTTGGGTCAGCAGCAGCACCAGCACCAGCCCAATGCTTCATTTCTTCTACTTCTACAAAGCGGAAGTTACCGATTGCACCGATTTCATCAGGCAACAAGGTAGTAGCAGCAGCATATTGGTGAGCTTTAATCAATGCAGGATTACCGAAGTTATCACGCATATTTTCCAACAAAGGAATCACCTCAGAACCAACAAAGATGAAACGAGTACTGGTCAGAGTACGAGTATCATTCATTGTAGAACCCTTGATGATTTTAGTATGTTTAGGTGTACGAACAGCAGTCAATGCACGGTCAAGACGTTGCAGAGTCTTATAAGACAACTGACAAGTATCATCCATAGTGTCATCAGAAATAGCACCACCAGCGTAAATCAAAGTACCAGCACCATTCAGAATATCAATTTGCAACATATCTTCTTGGATTTTTTCAGCACCAATCATTGCTTCACGATACATACGTTGCAATACTGATGGGTCAGAGTCGAACATTTCAAATTCATCCGTCCATTCATAGAAGAAACCAAATGAGTTGAAAGTACCTTCGATTTCACGGCGTTGGAAACCAACACGGTTTACACGACCACCAGTTTCAGTGATTACTGGCAGAGCAGCAACAATCTTACCGATGTCTTTAGTAGAACCATACAAGTTACCGTTACGAATTTGAACACCACGAGCATCAATACCTTGGTCATTCATGTTACGGTCGTCCAGCAGAGGCAGAAAATGCCAGCCACGGATACGTTTACCTTGATGTTTAGGCATAGAGATAGTGGAAGCCAAAGCACCAAACTTACGTTGACGAGCAGCTTCAACCATCACTGATTTGATGTAGAAGGCAGCTTTATTTTGATTACCAATAGAGCTTGGAATTGGAAAACCAAACACACCAGTAGGGTCATTGTGCTGATGAGCACGAGGAGTAAAGGTATCTGCATTATGAGCAGATGTAGGGGTATAAGCAGGAGTAGGGATAGGATTCAATTCACTCATGATTTAACTTTCTAAAAATAAAATTATTTAAACTTTTTCAGCATATTCTCATAAGAACCAAATGCTTCAAAATCTTCATCTCTCATATTAAGAATATCCATTACATCAATACGAGCATTTACAGGATTTGTAGCTGCACCTTTAGTAATGTTAGAACCAGCAGGAGCAGTACGAGCAGCTTGTTGAACGCCTTGACGAATGTTGTTACCTACTACTTGTTGCATGGTTGGTTGGTGTGCAGGAGTGGTTACATTATGCTTGTAACGTCCTTGTACATCGTTCTGCAACAAGGTAGATGCAACATAATCGTATGCATCAATATCTGTCATATTATCTGGGATTTTACCCAAAGCTCTGTCTCTAGCAATGATACTCATCGTATCTTGATAAAGACCAGTTTCTGCTTGTTCAGCCAAAGTTAACAGCAAATGTGGTTTTTCATACAACTCTGTTGTGGATTTATCATCCCAACTTTGAACCTGATTGAGAATGTCTTTACCGTGTGAATAACCACCTAATTCTTCAATGGTGTCATTAAATTTGAGCTGATGCTCATCCACCAAAGTTGTGCTTGATTGGTAGGGGTTCTCTTCAACATCAGGCAAATCATAAGTATCAACGTTTGATTCCTTTAAGAGTTGGCTGATTGCAGATGGGTCATGACGCAACAGGTCGATAGCGAATTTAACTTTATCTTCGCCTAGCAAACCATGTTGCTCTAGTGTTTTCAGAGTACGAAGATGAGGCTTGATTGACTGCATCTTCTTCTGATAGTTCATGCCCATCTGCATTGCACGAACAATGTCTTCAGCATTAGTAAGCTGCATTGTTGTGCCATTGGCTTTGAACTCGCCAGTGACTTGACGGTAAAAATCTTCAAAATTTACACCGTCTTGTTTGGATTCTATTTCAGGCTGAGCTTGTTGCTGTTCTTCAGGAACTTGCTCAATTTGTTCTTGTGGATTAGTACCAGTATCTACTAAACCATCACTAGATTCTTTATAACCATAATCTGAAGGATTTAATTTGTCAAACTGCTCATCTGACATATTAATAATATCTTCAAGGGATTGCTCTTGATTCTGGGCAACCTGCTCAACCTCTTGTACCTGTTCGGGTACTTGGTTCGTAGCTTCCTCTGGTACTTCTTGGCTTGGTACTTGCGGATTTTCATAGTCAATTTGAGTCATTAGTATTCACCTTCTTGCATCATACGTTGTGCCTCAGCCAAGTTAGCTTTTGCATCCTGACTTCTGCTTTGAACATTGGTAAGGTACTTATGCAATGCACCTACACCGATAATCTCATTAGTAATATCTTTGCGAGCCTCTTCTCGTGTTACAAGAACCATTACTTTAGCGAGTTCAGCAGGCATATTATTAAGATAACGTTCCATGATTAGCAGTTTAAAATCAGGGTTGTTACAAAGACGCTCTAAAGCTTCTCCTAACTCAATACTCTTACGATACTGCTCTACAGTCAGTTCGTATTCGTTTTTACCCTCATTGGTTAAGATGTCCATTTCGTGTCCTTAATGGTGGTTAAAAAACTATTGTTGGTTATCGCCTCTAATGTAATTACCTAAACCATCAGCTATATGAAGACCTCTTGGCAATGCTCTGTATTCAGGATTCAGTAAGCCAGTCTGTCTGTTAATTTTAACCTTTGGTTTAGAGCCATTAGATTTGTTACCAGATTTATTTTTAGCTTGCTGAGCTGCTTTAGCTTTAGCTTCTTGAGCTTTAATATCAGCAACTCTAGCACTATTGTGTCCTTTAATAAGCTCTTGAGCAATCTTACCTCTGTTTTGAGCATTAGCTTGAGCTTCAACAATTTCACGTTGACGTTCATGTGTAATGCCTTCTTTTTGTTCCAAGAAGTCCAGATTACGTTGGTCAGTGTCAGCTTGTACTTGACCCATTTGAGCTTGAATAAAGTTACTTCTAGCAAGGAAGTATTCTTCTTCAGCACGGAGTTTAGCAACTCTAGCTTCAGCTTCAGCCATCTCAGTCTGAACTCTTTGCTGTTCGATTGGGTCAGGCTGAGGTTCATATTTCTGAATAAGATTAGTAATAGTATCAAGATTATACAATCTACTAATCTCAACAAGGAATATTTTAGTCAAATCAAAAGGTATATTATTACCTAATGTTTGCATTAAGAAGGTTAGCTGTTGAGCTTTACCTTCTGATTCACTATTAGATTTAACTGATACATCTAGGAAGAAATCACCAGCTAAATCTTCTCTTCTAATGGTTTGAAACTCATTCTGAGTGATTGCAATGGTCTCTTCTTCACTGAGCCAGAGGGCATTCATGGCAACAATCTTGTTACCGACTTCTTTCAAACCTTGAGACAATCTAAACAAAATATCAGATTCACGTTGAGTCATAGCTGTAATAGCTTGGCTCATACCCTGTACAACCTGACCGTAAGCATTACCATCAATACCTTGTTGGAATGCTTTAACACCTGTAGCAGCTTCTGCTTCAGCATAATGTTGTTGTAAGAGACCCATAATAGAAGCTGGAACTTCATTAGCTGTATGCATGAAGATAGCTTCAGATGGGTGCATACCAATAGGATTATATTGATAATCTTCACCTCTGTTAAATTTATCTGCATTAACAGAGTCTAAGAAACCTTTAGGTGTTGCAACTTGAGCATTAGCACTTCGTGCATTAATGTCAATCATTGCTCTTGTCAGAGCGGTAATAATCTGCTGATTGTCTTTGACAAGCTCACCATCAGGCTCACCATAAACAGAGCCAAATACAGGCAGATAAGGGATAACGACAAAAGGAAGTTTATTGTCTGGGAACGGACTACGTTCCATACGAATAATAGTATTACCAACGATAGTAGCCACAAAAGCTTGAACAATACCAGTTTTATCAATATCGTAGTATCCCCAATATTCATATGCAGTAACTCTCTTACGAGCTTTATCACTAAAGTTGAAGCTATTAATCTTATCTAAATTTTCTTTGCTATATATATCATCATTCTGGTTCAAGAATGTACTGTCCATTTGAAGGTCAGCTAAACCAACATTGAAAGCTTCATCAAGATTCTTATAAATACCTTGAGACTTTAATTCTGAATAGCTAGTAGTAAATTTATAGACAGCAAATCTAGCTTGAGAGAAATCACCTTCACATGAAGGGTCAATAATCAAACTAGAATTAGGAATAACTTTGACTGATGGTCTGTTCTTAGTAACGACCTCTTCTTTGACAATCTGAGTTTCACCTGTATTAACAGCAATAACAGGTCTACCATATTGAGAAGAAGCTCTCAAAGATTCTTGAAAGTCTTCAGGTAACTCTTGAAAGGTTTGAGTTTCATTAGGTGTTTCTACCTGAGTTTGTTGCATCTCTTGGTCAATCTGTTGGAGAGCCATAAGCAACATCTGATACTGTTCAGGGTCAGGTGTAACATATTGATATACAGGTTCTTCATGTTCTTTGGTTTGAGTCTCAGTTTCCCAACCTACACGAACAATAGCTGTACCTGTATTAACAGCACTTCTCACAAGGTCATTAATGAACTTAACCTTGTCTATTAAAGCATTGAACTGGAAGTTCAATACTAATTCATTCTGTACTGCACCAAATAAATATTCAGGTGCATAAGCATTTACATGAAATAGATGTTTTTCATTGAGGAAGGCTGTCGAGAGAGCACCATAACGCCATTCAGCCAAACGTCTGATAACTTTAGGTGCAACTCCCGAACGACCTTTTTTAATACTAGCCTTATTGGTTTCACAATTAAGAAGTTTATCCCATTCATCAATTTTACTCATCTGAGCAGCATGGAATGTTTGGGCATTATTAATGTCAGATTTCAAAGCTTCTACAGTAGGTTCATTAGCCCAATCTGTTAACTTGGATTCTCTGAAGCCACCAGATTGAATGATGGCTTTAATGTTCTCTGCAATTCTTACATTATCTGACATGGTATTCCTTACTTCTTATTATTGTAAAAGTTTAAGAGTTTAGTGTAATTCTCAATATCTGCACGCAACTGTTCAGCAGTAGCTGTATTACCCTCAGCTTCTGCTAAAGCAAGCTTAACTTCGTATTCTTCAATACGGCGTTGGCAGAATTTAATAGAATCAAACATTACAAAATTACCTCAAAATGGGGCATATCAATAAAGGCTTTTTTACCCAATTTTCTACGGGCATTAGTATAAGCCAAAACTAGCGATTCTGGCGAATCTTTTGTGTTGGTAATGTTTACCCATGCACCGCCCCAACGAATCGCTGTATTAAGCTCCTGAGCGGCTTGCTGCATGGCTTTAGCAATAGGGTAGAAACCTTTAGCATTCCAACTAAGTGGATAGGGAACTAAATCCACTGCATGAGAATAGCCTGTAGCTTGTCTCAAGTGCATACTATTCATAGTTTGGCTTACGCCTTTACGAACATTTTGTTTCTGTTGTTCTACTGTTCTCAAGCCTTCAAGAACTGAGAAATCAACTGTTGAAATCTGAATTGCTCTCTCCACCACTGCTTTCAGTTTCGGATGGACTTGAGAGAGTTTCTCTTTCGATTTGTTTGACAGATTGTAAGACATCTTTAGTCTCCTCTAATTGTGCTTTTGAATAGAGCCATTTTTTAGTAATACTTGGAAGTGTTTCCCCTAACACCTCCAAGATATTAGTACCATTCATTGATGAAACTAATGCTACTAATGCTAAAAGACTCACCCCGAATTGACCTTGGTAGTAGTATGCTACTGAAATACCACAGTAAGTACCCAGAAAGAAGTTAATCACTCTGGTACGTCTTCTTAAAGGTTTTCCATCCAAACTGGATTTGATTGAACCAAGAACACTGCCTATAACAATCACAATACACACCAAATAACTAGGATGCAGTGTTGTCATATTTTATCTTTGTTTCCTGTTTAGTGAAAAATGCAGCACCCATAAACCATGCAAACAATACAAAGCTAATGAGCACCATTGGGGTTAGTGGTGGGTAACTAACCATGTACTTGGCAGCGATAATAAGCTCACATAATGAACCTAAGAGTAGTGACACATACTTAGCCACTTGTCTCCCTCTACCACAAGAGCAAAGGGAGAACATGGACAAAGTAACACACCACAGCAAGAACCATACAAATAAACTAATATCGACAGCAAATGCCATAGGTAGGTCAATAACAAATAGGTCAGTTAAATGAGCTAGTATGAGACTGAGCCATAAGAAGTGGTAAACCAAGTTAAACCATCTTAAGCCTCTAGTATCATTACCGTATATCATTTTACTGATTCTCATAAGTTATCCCCAAGTATGTCCCCAAGTTACAGTTTCAGTATCTGGGTTATAGATACCTTCATATGCACCTTGTTGACGTTTCTTCTCTTCTTCAGTTGCCTTAAGTGTGAGATAAACAAACTTAGGATAAAGATATGCTGGAGCATTTAATGCATATGATACAGTGGTAGGATTATAGTCACCATCATCGCCATAAGTAGTATGAATCAAAGCAACAGCAAATTTTGCATTGAATGATTCAGTTTCCAGATTAAAAGCTGAAGTATCTTGGCAGGTAACAGAAATCTCACTGTTTGCACCTGTTTCATAAGTAAGCTTCAAATTAGGGTAATCAGGATGAACCATCTCAAATGCAGGTGCACTATCCAACTGATTCATAAACTCTTCAGTAAATGCAGGCAGTTCATTAACTGATTCTTTGAACCAACCGATAGGACGAACCATATCAATGTAACGAGGGTCAGCAGCGTCACTACCTACAGCATTAGCACCGAAACCTTTAAGCTCACCATTAGCATTAATGAATACATCTACAATAGCGTAAGAGATATGACGTTTACCATCACTATCAATATCACGTTTCTTAGGAAACTTATCTGGATAGTTACCAAACTCTTGAGCTTCTGAGCCTTCTTGAATGCTAATAGTTGGAACATTAGAGTGAAACTTCTCTGTATAAGTTTTCAAGAAATATTTACTCTTCTCTGCGTGTATTGTTTCAGTACCATCTTCTTTAAGGGTCAGTTGACCATTCTTGAAGCCTACACTAACAGGAAAACCCAACTGTCTTGGTTCTTCCCAGTTAAGTTTAACTGCAAGTTTTTGGTTGTCGTCAATGTGGATAGTTACATTATCTACATCCTCACGTTGAATTACCATCATGCGAAAAATCCTATTAAGTCTACAACAATACGTTTACCAACAGGGATACCACTAGCATAGACTTCTCTTGTACCAGCATTAATCCATATTGAACCAAAGGACTCACCTACATAAATACCTGCTTCAACCAAATTCTTTGGAACAGGTGCATTAGCAGGCAATCTAGCAATAATTCGAGTATTAACAGAAGTATTAAACTTACCGTCAATATGAACCTTGCCAAAGCCATCTGAGACTTGTAAATACAATCTATTGGTTGCATCAATAGTTCTGCCGATATGGTCAGTGAATATTGTTGAACTTTCGTATGTCAGATTGTATTTCTCAACATTCTTAACTACTCTAACCTTACCATTAGATATACTGAAATCATCTGTATGTAGGTCAGTAGGTTGAATTACTTTCATATCTTCTCCTAGAAGTTAAACCTCTCTATTTCGGTAGAGAGGGTATTCAACTATTAGGCAGATACCAAATAACCTTTAGTATTACCAGCCAAGTCTTGAACTACTTCACCTTTAACTGCTTCTTTTACATCAGTATCGAAAGTAGCCAAAGCTTTAATTTCAGTCCAGTAATCATCAGCAGATTTAGGTGCGTCAACAAACTTAGCCAAGTCTGCTTCGATAACAGAGTTATCGCTCAGAGTCAGCTTCAGTTTGTTTTCTGCGGTAATCTCAGCACCTTGCAACTTAACATCTACGGTAGAAGCAGGCAGTTCCAACTCTTTCTCTACACCTGCAGAGTCAGTTACTTTTACTTTGTTACCTTCGATAGCAACAGCAGTAATAGACTTAACAGCAGCAGGCAATTCCAGTTTCAAACCAGCATCAGAAGCAGTCAGAGCTGCACTAGATGCAGGGTCGATTTGTACAGCCAGTTTACCTTGAACTACGCCAAGACCAGTACCAATGTCTTCTTTAAAAACAACTTGAGCCATTATTTATTTCCTTATATCAATTTTCAGAATTTTCAAGTGCTACCACTTGAGCTTTATCTTTACCACCGAGGTCAGTCAGTGGTTCAAGATTCAGTTTGGGCTGTTCACCAGCACCACAAATGTCTTCATCCAAGACTTTAAGGTCAGCTACAGTATATGTGCAATCGTCATACATTACCATAATCTTACCGTTAACTCTTGAAATAGCAACAATAGATTCGACTCGACAACCACCTTTAACGGCAGGTTTCTCATCTTTAACTTCTGGTTTAGGTTCTTCCACTTTAGGTGTGCAGCAACCAGTTTTAACTGTAATACGTCTATTATCGTACATGATTCTTCCCATTTAATTAATAACCAATAGCGAGCCAAGAAGTCTCATCCATTACTACACCATTCTCAGTAGTACCAATACTACAACCTGTATTATCCATGCCACCAACGTGAGCAGATACTACCAATTCACCTGCAATACCATTATTCACAATAGGTGTAGCATGAACAGAGATACAAGCAGTAGGGAAAGGAATAGGGAACTCTACTCGTTTATACTGGTCGCCATACTCTGTTACTCGACCCCATTGGAAGATAATACCACTAGCAAATTTCTGATAACCACTACCTTTGTTATCACCAGATTCACCTTGGTTTTCACCTTCAGGTACAAGTGCTTCAAGAGAAATAGTAGATACTGTTTGGTTATTAGCATCTTTAAGCAGAATATTTTTACCTTCAATAGCACCGCTTTGTACACCTTGTCTTGGCTCTTCCAGACGAAGACCAGACTCATCCTGAATCAAACCAGAACCAGAAGCTAACTTAATACCTAATGGATTAGCAGCAGTGCCATTACCAGTGATAGGTGCTTTAACAGCAACTTCAGTCAGTAGATTAGTTGGCAATGCAGGAGCATCAGGTTTATTTTTAAGTGTATTAACCTCTTCTTCCAACTTGTTAATCTTTCTGGCTACACTATCAGCAAGATTCAAAGCAGTCTCTTTACCATTACCTTGCAGAGTAGAACCAACATTCAAATCCAGTTGCAATGGTTCAGCAGTAGTACCTTTGCCTGTCAAACCAGAACGTGAACCAAGAGTAATACCAGCAGCTACTTGCTCTTTTACAGTATCAATAGCTTCTTTAACCTTAGTAACTTCAGCATCTGTATAGTCAGACGATACTTTGATAAGAGAAGCTTTAAGAGTCTCAAGAGCAGTTTTCAGGTTCTCAAGAATAGCCAGTTCCTTACGATTAACTTCTTGAGACAAGTCATTAATCTTATCGTCCAGCTCATCTTTAACAGCATTCAAAGCTTTGGTCAGGTTATCTACTGGTTCAGAATTAACTACCAATTTACCAGTCTGAGGATTAATAATAAGGGAAGTCAGGTCTACCAACTCTCTCAAATCAATCCATAGCTTCTTGGTTTTCTCATCCCATGCAAAGCCTCTATTAAGGTCAATATCATTAGCATGGACAAAGTTTTGTACGTTTTGTTGTCGCATATCTTTTCCTTATTAAACAACTCTTACTCGAATGTTACTTACAATCAACTCACTACCTGCTTTAGCAGAAGCACTTACAGTAATCTTAACTGTTTTACCTTCATTACTAACTTCAGTAGAGATGTCACCTTGCAAATTTTCTTTAAAATCTGCACAAGTAGAGGTAACAGTTTTAACTGTTTTCTTGCCAGCAGGTACTTCTAGAACTTTCATCTTATCTACAAAATTAAATGCTTGAGTTAAGAAATTACCTGCTTGAGCAATGTTTACTGTCAAATATCCTGTTGATTTAGTATCTACTACTTGAGTATTAGGCAAATCTCCACCAATAACTCTAGAGTCAGAAACTTGATACTCACTTTTATTTGTAACTAAATCATTAGAACAAGGAAGTTCTGTAGCATAACTAGCAAATACATAAGCAGCCTGCCAACCACAATCATTACCTTGTGGTTTTACTAAAATTACTGCACCTTTAATATCTTCATTAATAGTTAATTCGCCATTAGTAAAGGTAAAGTTATTGAATGCAGTCATTTGCTTATTGCCAGCAGGTGTTTTGCTAGGATTGCCTGAAACAGTCTCATTACGCCCGTAATAATAAGAGAATCTTAGTTTATTATCAGGCATTTCTTTAAATACAATAGGTGAGGAAACACCACCTGTATCTTTAGTAATATTCTGAGCTTTTGTGGCAGGGTCGTAAACAGCATTAGTCATTACAAACATAGCTGCACTAACTGCACCAGTTACTTTAAAGGTTTTACCTTGCAAAGTATCTTTAGTCATAAAGTAATTCAAACGCCCATTACCATAGTAGGCAACTTCAATCTTACCTGTTGAATCAATAGCAGAAGACAAGAGCTGAACACCCGTTTCTTTATCTACAATAGGAATCAAATTACAAGTATCTTTATTCTGTGCTTTAGCTTTTGCTTTTAATACAACAGAGGCTCTGTTATTTGTTTTATTGATTTCAAAAGGTGAGTCAGTAGTAATTAAACTACCAATAGGGTAATCACCTTCTTCACTCAATGTAAGAGCCAAAGTTACTTTAATAGAGCCACCAGCTTGCATTCCAGTAAGGGTATAACCAGTATTACCAGTATTCTCTTTAACAGTTACTTTATCTGCTTCATAAGTTTTACGCGCAACAGTGACACCTGATACTTCAGGAATCTGTAAATCCAATGTAGCAGTATCTACAGTACCATCACCAAGGTTAGAAGCAATAAGAGTAACGATAGCTTCATCACCTACATAGGAGGAAGACTTATCAATAGTCATACCAAGAATCAGGTCACTAATAAGAGAGGTTTCTGGTACTAATTGGATACATTCACCATCTTGCTTAGCCAGTACAGTAGTGCCTTTCTTCCAAACTTTCTTAGGTAAGGCATCAATAGCTGCACAATCCAATCCTGCTTTAGTTTCAGAAGCATCACCTTTATCACCTTTATCCCCTTTGAGGGAAGCCAGCCATTGTGCTTCATTACCTACAAAACCATTATCAACAGCGATTTGGTAAGCAGATTTGCCATCTCCACCTTTAGTACTTACACCACTCTCACCAGCTTCGCCACGAGAAGGTTTACCAGTATCTACACCATCAATGAACCAGTTACCATTAACACCAATACGGACACGAGGAGTCTCTAGAACTACATCATTACCATCTGGGTTATGAATGGTTACATCACCTGTACGAGCATCTTTATCAGCTACTCTTGGAAGTTTAGTAGGGTCAACATTGATAACACCATCATTGCTAACAGTGAGAGTGTTACCAACATTCACATCCAACTTCTTATCTTCCAGCCGTTCCCAGTGAATAGTTTTACCTACATCACGAGCGAGAACGGCATTCTCAATAGAATTTGTATTCATGTTTATTCACCTTGAGGGGTTGAATGAATATAACCTGCAACATAAGAACCATCGAAATTACGCAATTCAACACCAGCAGTATGACCAGCATGAAGAACAGTATTGTCATCCAAGGTAAGTTCATAGTTACCAGAGGTCTTGTTGAATACAAAAGATTTAACACCTTTAGTAGCATCAATAGCTTTTTGCAGTGCTTCATCTTTATCTTTCAACTCTTGAATAGTTGTATCATATTCACAGCTAGTAATGAACTGACACCAGCCAGTTTCTTTGCTAGGGAATACAGGATTACAGCAATCTGGTTTCTTACATGGGTCACATGGGTCAGGTTCAAACTCTTTAGAAGTAGGTTCAATTACTTCTTTAGCAATCCACAAATGACCACCATGAGTTACCACTGCACCAATGTCATAACGTTGATATGGAGAGAACTCAGCTACACCTTTCTCATACAGATATGCCAACAGAGAACCTTGATACAGCAATACACTATTCAAGTCTTTCATTTGCAAATCACCTTCTAGTGATTCCAAACCAAACTTGAAGTTAGCATTAGCAATACGGTCTACACTGTCTTTACCAACGACTTTGTTAGTACCGAACTCAACAGGCAAGTACTTACCAGCAGCAGCTTCACTTGCAAACACTTTTACTTGATTTACTCTTTTCATTTTAGAACGCCTTAATTAGTTGTTTATGAGTAGTGGAAATAGCCGATTGGCGAGGGTGTACTGCCTTGATAATAACCTTTGTATACAGGGTTTTCGGCTTCGTTTCGTCTCCAGTTCCCAAGACGGAACGGAAGGCATGGGTCGATTGTTGCAGTTCGTCTGCACTCTGAGCAACAACCACATACGGGCTTACAAAGCTCGCTTCTGACGTAGAAGTGAGCGTGCTTACCACAGGTTTGCTTTCGGATTGTTTCGCACATTGTTTGTATCCTAAAGGGTTAATTTTATTAATGTCAGTGATTACAGCAGGTGCAGAGATAAACTCTTCACGTTTAGTAGTATCTGATTCATAAGTACCATTCTCACCAAATGCCAGATGGAAATGTCCTTCAAACATAGGAAAAGAATCAGTATTCAGAGCTTGAATCCAATGCTCTCTGGTTTTACCCAAAGGCAAACCTTCAGCCATTCTTCTCAATGCTCTAGCTAAATCAGGATACTTAGCCAATTTACCGTAAGAACCATCCCATTCAATCCAGCCAGCAGGTACTGTAGCTTCACCTACAACGTGAACCATAGAACCAACAGGCAAACCATCAAATTCATTGGAACAGCTTACAGCAAATGTATCAGAACCAAGAGCTTGATACAGCTCAGGGTACATAGCCTTATCAAACTTATCACCACCTACATACTCAATATAACCATCCATTTGAGTATTCACAGGAACAGTAACAATAGTACCTACTGGATTAATATCTTTAGATGCAGCAGTATCTACATCCAATCTTTTCCAATGGATTGAACTAATATGTGATGTATTCTTTTCAGTCTGAGAGATATACAAATGACCATCAAAGGTAACAACAGCACCTCTTGGATAAGCCATATTCAAAGTAAACTCTGGGACACCTCTATCAAACAAATAACCAAGATTTGCTGTCAAGAAATTCAGTACACCATTCAACTGTTCTTTGGTAGGTTGTTTATCAAAACCCAACTCATAAGGCAGTTTATTGGTACGCCAGAAGTTATTTGAATCACCATAGTAAGTGGTGTTGTTCGCATCTTTCAGATTGCCTACTTTAGCTTTAGAGGCGAATACAGGGAATTTACCCAGCAAACGTTCCAACATCTTATTCTCCTTCGCTCAAGTTAGCGACAACACTCAAATCGCCTTCATGACGCAATCTATCTCTATTGATAGACTCATCATTACCAGCTTTCTCAGAAGCTTCAATAGCCTTAATAGCTTTACGTCTTGCTTTAGGACAATCTGAATAAGTAGCCTTAGCAACAGCTTCAGTAGCCAACAAACCAAGCAATGCAGGTTCAACTGTATCAACTCGTTTAGAGACTTCTTCAGTCAGACTAGCATTAGCTTTAGTGACTCTAGCAATACTTTCCAAATCTTCTACAACAGCAGTCAGACGTTTAGAATATTCAGCATAGTCATTAGCCAGAAGAGTACGATGTTGCTCAAGGTTCTCTTGCAAACAACGTTCATATTGAACAAACAAGTCTTCTACATTCTTGATGTTGGTTTCCATCAAAGCAAGAGCTTCATTGAATACTACTTTTTGAGTTTCCAATTCATATTGAATCTTTTCTTGATTCTCTACAAATTGATTCACTCTGGGTGCAATCTGACTCAAGAAAGGAATGTTATCTGCAAGTTTAATCAATGCATTAACATTCTCTGCAAGAGTAACAATCGTACCTAGGTATTGCTGGAAGAACTCCAGCTTGTTTACGTTAGCATCGAGCTTAGTAATATGAGGAAGGTTATCAGATAGTGACTTCAGCATTTGAAGATGAAGGTATACCTGATGCACTACCGCATATGCTTCTGAACCAATCTGATAATGAACCAACTGATTCAGGTTATTAACGCCCATCGGTCTAACATCAGACAAATGTGGATACATTAAATCCATCCTCTCATATAAGGTTTTTGATTAATAGTAATACCCTCTTCTACCCCCAAACCTTGACGTTGTAATTCCTCAACCAATGTGCGGAACTTAGCATAATAAGCATTAGACTCATTATGTTTAGAACCACCCATATTCTGATAGAAAAGACAAGCTACATATGCTTGTAGAGCCGATTGAAATGAAGCAGGAATATTGATTTCCCAATCCAAATCCAATGGCTCTGTATAAGGTATTTCAGGGTGCTTTGCTCTATACAAGACAGAGAGTTGACCTTCTGTCATGTTAGGAACATGGATACAGTTATACTCAGGAAGCATAACAGAATACGGGCTGAAATAATCATTGATAGGAAGTTGATTACCTTCCATATCTTGTACTGCAAGTACCTTGATTAAATCATCTCTAAAAGGGTACTCTGGACTGTCCATGATATATCTGACTTTTTCGGTCGATAGGAGATTACTCATGGCATATTTAGAGTTCAGATAGTAATGGCTCAGTCCAGAGTATAGCTGAATAATCAAGCTAGACTGCTTAAAAGGAAACACCGTATAGAAGTAGTCTAAGGCTCGATTCAAAGATTGAATTATTTTTGGTAGGTAAGCAGGCAATATATTATAAGTACCTGTCTCAACAGCAGGTGAGCCTTGTAACTCACCCAATGCCATATCGCTTAATAGTTGTCTCAGTTTCATAATTACACCAAATAATCAGATTGATTGTGTTCGTGATTTAAATCGGTATCATTGAAGTGAAACATATTGTGTTTGATAGGCTGCGCTGTAACAGCTTTCTTTGGGTCAGGTGAAACAATATACATCTGTTCTAACTGACTTATCATGTCTAATACATCATCATGCTTACTTTTGATACCATCAATCGTAACCATTGAAATCTCGTCTGTCAACTCCGTGATTAACTTAGAGTTTTTCTGGTCTTTAGGTAAGTAGAACTTACCATTTTTCCAAAATGGGATAGTCAATCTAAACCGTTCCATCTTATTAGATTTAGCAGGAATACCTTCTCTGCTACTGTCTTTACTACGAGCCAAAGTAAAGTAACAATCTCTCTTACCCATCTCATTCTTAATCAAAGAGATGAATGCACCTTGTTGTCCAGATACCTCAATACCTACACCCATAGGATTGTATTTACGAACCAAAGCAAATAAATCATCAAAGGTTTGGTTCATTAACTGTCTACCAATCCTACCATCAACAAGATACCTATTACTTTCGCTATCAATAGCCCATACACCAATCACTGTATAGTCAGCTTTACGAGCAGTAGAAGTAGCAAAGTCAGTAGTAATATAGAAATTATAATCAGCCTTGTTCTTCATCACATCAGGTGTATTGAACCATCTAACATCAGAGTCAAGAATCATTCTGTCATCATCAGAAGTAATCCTCAGCATCATCTCTTGTCTAAATGATTTAACCTGCTCAGAGCCTTTAGCCAACTGATACTGAGCCATAACTGAATCATAAGAGAATCGTTCTTCCCAAGCACCTCTAAACTCTTCTCTACTACAAGGAAACTCTTCACATACAGGATATACGTTCACTACCCAAGAACCAGATTCCACTGCTTCATATAAAGGGTCATTCTTGTTAAACGGTGTACCATTAAAAATAACTTTCCTTCTTCTTGGGTCAAGAGCAGGTATCACACCTTTATAGATAGTATCCTTAACCTTA